AAAGCCGAGCGACTTCCAACCCCTCGCGCTTGTGGTTCCAGTTGACCCGTCGAACTGCCGTACAGGTATCGTAACCCTAAGCAGTGACAGTAGATTGCTGTCAACCTTTGAGAGCCGCAGGGATGGAGAGGCGCCACGCAAAACCGTTCAAGCCGTAGCAGGTAGGACCGCAGGTAAAAACAAGGTACAGGCCCTCTCAGCCTACGTTGTGCTGTATCCATCGACCTTGCTTGCTGAGAAGCAATACGATGACGATGGGAATGTCATCGCGGGAAGTGGAGAGGATAACGAGCTTGAGCCGGTCGAGGGTAACTGGGAAATGATCAGCCTCAACGCCAGCCCGACCGAAGAAGATACACCTATCGACCCTGACACGTTGCAGCACAACCATTTTGAGAGTGACGGCGGCACAGCTACCGGCTTGAGTGATTCAGAGTTTGTGGCTGCGCTGCGCGAGTCATTCACATTCTGGAAAGACAAGGCGATGCTTGCTGACAGGTAGGGGTCAACAACAGCCCGACAACTCACCGGCCCCGGCAACGGGGCCACAACAACACAGGAGATACTATGCAAGACCACCTATTTTATACACTCGAAACATTAGAGAGCCTGCCCACTTTAAGTGCTGCACAGACATGCAACCTTAAAGTTGACACAGACGAATACAGGGTGTGGCTAAGCCGCTGCACAGTCGCGGACGGCGAGCCTTTCAACAATAAAGTGACCGTCCAACGCCTTGAAGATGGCCAGTGGGTGAACCACTGCATCTATCCCGCAAACTAAACCAGGACGACAAAATGACTTCTCTCGACAAAATGACACCTTTCGCCCGTAAAACACTTGAAGACTCAGCCCGTAGCCGTGGCATTTCTGTTGCAGACTATTTGGCCGATGGAGAGTTCTGGCACCACCAAGAAATCGCTGAAGAATACGAGGCTGTAGCAAGACCTCTTTCTGTTGGCGCGTGGTTCGTTTTCTATGATTCACCGCAGCGGATTTACAATGTTTGGGAAAAGACCGAAGAAGGCAAGCGCGACCGCAAGATTAGTGCTGACTTTAAAGATCACGAAACCGCTGAACGAATCGCAGCGGGACCTAAGCTACTGGCTGAGTTGATGGAATCGTTGAGCGAGTGCCTGCACGCTATCAAGATTATCCTTCGCAAAGATGGAAGTGATGACGGATTTGATTTCCTCGACTTCATGCGTGGTGCTGCCAAGGTTGCCGAAGAGAGGATTGAAACTTCCGAACGACAAAGAGGTGAGTGATGAACATATTTATATTAGATGAAAACCCGGTTCGTGCTGCCCGTATGCAGTGTGACCGGCATGTGGTCAAGATGACCCTTGAGACCGCTCAAATGCTATCTACAGCCATTAATGAGTTGGGTGGCCAGTCCCCTTACAAGACTGCCCATGTGAACCATCCATGCTCCGTATGGGCTCGGCAATCTGTGGAAAACTTCCGATGGCTGTACCGACACGGCATAGCTCTATCGCTTGAGTACACCAAGAGATATGGAAAGATACACAAGTCCGAGGCCGTCATACGGCAGAGCCTCGATGCCTTGTCAACTGTTTCAATGACACCCGGCGAGCGTACACCGTTTCCATTGTGTATGCCTGACGAGTACAAATGTAACGATGCCGTTGAGTCCTACCGTAGATTCTACATCGGAGAGAAGGCACGGTTTGCCCAGTGGAACAAAACAACACAGTCACCATCTTGGTGGCCACAGGGAGGTGAGTGATGACGAAGAGGTGGCAAGGACCAGAACACCAATACTCAGAGGCTCGACGCGCATACGAACAGCGCGAAGAGGCTCGTCATGAACGATGGAAAGAAAGCAATCCAGAGTGTCATAAGTGCGGTGAGCGTGAGCATGAGAACAAGATGACCGACATACATGGAGAGGACTGGTGTACTCATTGTGTCAGTGAACATGCGTTCGAGTGTCACGTGTGCGGCGAGACACACTCTGATGAATACTTGACCGACGTAAATGTGACGTTGGGCGAGTATGTATGCAACGAATGCGACGAGAAGTGTGCGGATAACAAAACCCACCATCATGCTCCGGTAGGGATACCCATTGGTCGCCTGGAGTACATACTGTGGGTGATGAATAACATGGCAAAAGACAAGCCGTATGAGGCCAAACCAGGGAACGCAAAGAAGTGGTTGAAGGAAGGCATTGACCTAATCAAAAAGGTAATGCCCGAAGAGACTGACGATAAGCCCAATGACGATGGCCTGACGCTATCCGAGTACAAAAAAGAACAAGCTGAAGTGCTGAGAATGATCTTGCGCAGTAACGCTGACCCATTGAAATAGGAGGTGAGTGATGCTTATCTATGTACTGGACGACGGAGAGACCTGGACACTAAGCGAGCCGACCGCTGTGGCAATCACGCCAGAGCAACTGGACCGCATCGAAGGTGGGGAGAAGTTCTACCATGTCGTACCTGACTGGGACGAAAGGCCCGAGCCAACGTGTAACTGCGTGAAGTGTACGAAAGAACGCTTCAATCCTGACCAGCCGGAAGAAGCAGAAGACCTCTTTGTCCAAGCCGGCATCGCTGCTGCAGAGGCACTGAAAGAAGCAAAGAGAGACTACACCAAGAGCATCGTTGATGCTCAGAACCATGGAGAAGAATAATGAACAAACAAGGAACGAAAATGAAAAACATTGATGAAATAAAGAACAGCCTGCTTCGCTACTTACTTGAGCCTGTAGAGGAAAACTTTGAGCACCTGACTGCCGATGAGCGCAGTATCGTTGTTGACCAAGAAACCTTTGACCAGCTTCTTAAAAACATTGGAGGTGAGTGATGCTGTTGACCGAGTGCTGCCACGCCTACGATACGTTTTGGGGTGACCTGCATGTGTGCCGCAAATGCCACACGCCAAACCCAACGATGATTGAAGTCAAAGAAGATAACAAGAAGGGGGTGAGTGATGAGTAACTGGCAGAAACTAATACCGTCCATTCCACTTGTGCCTGGTGTGCCGGTTATCCCGGTAGTCGCGGGTTGCGGAACAAAGCCGGTACTTGTGCTGGGGGCTGGACGTGGCGGGTACACAGTAAAGGTGATGACGGATAAGGATGGCCCGCTGACGACAAAAGCGAGCAACTGGCGTGTAGACTTAAACAACCCGTTGGGTTTCATGCACGCGCTCATGTGGCTCTATGGTGAGCACGCAAGCGATTGCTACTGGAAGCCGTTATTCGGTGGGCGCGTTGACGTGATGCGTGGAGAGTATGATGAAAAAGATATTTCAAAACTGGCTCGCGCTATGCGAAAAACAACAAAAGAAAAGAAATCAAAATAGTTATTGACCGATACTTTTTTTACCGGTAAGGTCATACCTACCCAACCAAAGCAGACAGGATAAGAAGATGTTGAGATTAAAGCAGAGCAGATTACCTTCGGAGCCATGCAACGTTTCAGTTGAGTTGATTCGAGAGGTTGAAGACGAAAACACTGGTGAAGTAGTGTCTGAATATATCATTGAGGTGTTCGGGCGGTTTATACCCTCTGAGCCTGGAGTTGGACTTGGTGCCCACATTGAGGTTCTTTCATCTCACCGGCAACACGAACCAACGAAGGCTCCTGTACAGTTGGATGACTGGGAGGTTGACACGTTGCTCGACCTTTACCAAGAGCAGTTGCAAACAGAACTTGACCGTGACATTTGATTTTTTATGGCACACTTGACGAACAAAGGAAAACAATATGATCAATGAAAAATGTATTACATGCAGAACCAGGCTAATAAAAGAAGATTTATTCTTCCTGACCGAAACCATGGTTGTACTCGACACAACGAAAATAATGATTGAATACATAGAATCAGACAAGAACAGTATTCCTCGTGACGATACTTCGAATCTCAACCAAGCACTGCTGGCCCTTAACATCGTAGTGGACAAACTTGAAAAGATAGCGGCTGTACCGTGGAAGGATCACTGTGCCTCGATACACAAAGTCGCGGAAGAATATGCAGGGGGCGAGTGATGGGCACGAATAAACTATGGGGGTATCTCAGCAAGCACACTTGACACACTATGCAAACTGATTAAAACGAATAGACCATAACAGGAGAATGAAATGGCTGAAAATGTAACTAAACTTAGAAAACGCAAATCAAATCAAAAACGTGAATGGTCATGGCAATCTTTCATATCATCATGGCAGCAGTCAGAATCATATGAAGGCGTCTTAGAGAAGCTTGGATTTGAAGACACGCCACAGGAGCGAAGCTTTATCGGTGGTAAGGCTTCATACGCAAGAAAGAAGGGTGTCGATTTGAAAAAGTTTAAGCGTAAGCGGAGAGGTTCAAAGATTGACTGGAGCGGCCTCGCTGATTTAGCAAAGTCAAAGAAAGACTAATGCTCGATTTTTTAAACATCACAATAAAAGATGAGTACACAAACATACTTTCATTACTTAAAAACATAAATAATGTATTCTGGGCAATGTACCTAAACAGCACGATCGGCAGACTTAACAGTCATTGGTATACTGAAGGATTGGAGGACACTAATGTCGGACATTGAAGAAGCGGAAGGGCCGTACAAAGTTTACTTAGCAATCAAAAGTGACAACAAGTTGAATGAAAAGTTTAGCTGTACACGTGACGGCGTCCAATACTATAAAGACAAGAAGATGACCGAGCCCGACTTCTCAGAAGTCTCGGTTTATTTGGCTCGAAACTGGAAGGTTGTTTGCTCAAAGGAAGAGTTGAAGTCAGGCATCATGGCAGTGTCCAGGAGAATTGAACCTCAACTAATCTATGGAACAAACTTAGCGGAGGACTTTCGAGACAAGGTGACAGAGTTTTTAAAGCTCAACCCTCCATCGTTTCGAAGGTACGACATAACTACCGACGCTGTTGCTGAATATGTTGACCCTGACGGTTGGCAAGAACAACAAAGACTGACTGAAATGAAAGTAGCGAAAGCCCTAAAAGAGCAAGGGCTTCAAAAGGTGAGGGTGACACACAAGGGAGAGAGAAAGATGCGCTGGTTCCCTACTACAGGGGCTTAACAACAAACAAACAGGAGAGTTCTGTGGGATTTACATCACAAGAAATCATCGCCCTTACAAAGGCGTTCAACACTAAATCAGTATCAATCGCAAAGATGGACATCAATAACGACTCTGAAATCGATGTGAACCTCATCGTTCAGATCGCGGGTAAACTAAAGCGTGGCCGGAAGTCAAAGCCAGTCAAAGCTACCTCTACCATTCCGTGGAAAGTAGCCCTGGCTCTCTTCGCTAAACGTTCTGGATTCACCCGTGAGCAGACTGCAAAGGTGTTGCTTGAGGCAGTAACCTTTGCGCTTCAAACCAACTCTGACAAGAAGACTGAACTACTTGATGAAATGGGAGTTGGGGATGCGCTTGCCATGCTGGACCGAGAGGTCTTCAATAAGCTGCCAAAGAACACCCGTGATGGAAACATTACCTTCGAGGTAGCAATGATGAAGGCGATTCGTGAACCAATGTTGGTGGCCGACCAAGACACTTTGATCCTTGGGGAAGGGGTAGAAGTGGCAAAGTAAGTCACCAGGGCCACCGTTACAGCGGGGCGGTGGCCCACTTTTTATTATGGAACAAACAGATGAAATCGAAGACTATGAACGAATCGACACGTATCAACTCGTGTTTCAGATGACCCAATCTATGGGTGGTCTACAAAAAGGTAAACACTCAAAGATGGCGTACATCTACGGTACAAGCCGATCCCGGCTACGCAGCATCTTGAAGCGAGAGGCGAGGGCGCCAACTTTGGATACCGTCGTTTCTTGGATGAGCCGTGTATATCGTATGACCGGAATGAAGGTTGTGCTTACCATTACCCCTGACCTAAAAATGCACTACAGCATCTTGGGTCAGAACCAAAGCCGCATCGACGGCATGATCGTCCCCCCAAAAAACAGTTTGTAGAAAGCTATACGATAGACTACAAAACAATGCCCTTTGGGGATTGATCCCCCCAAAAGTGGGGCTCCTGACTGAGCCCACCGGGTTTCCGGTGGTGCTCTTTCAGTGCCCCGTCAGGAGTTACCATGTGGATACAAAGCGCGAAGAACGCTCGCATAACTATCGCAGCAGCCGACCTTCAATATAGTCGCGGCAACGGACAATCGATATTTCCTTGTCCGTGTTGTGGAATGCTTGAAAGAGGCTCTAATGACAAAAAGCGTGGACCAGTTGGCTTCGCCCGAAGCGAAATGGCATGGGCTTGCCACAAGTGTGGAGCCAAGGGTGATGTTGTTGACTTTGTTGCTCAACACTTTTTTCAACAGCCGCTCAGAAATCTTGACAAGAATCAACGGTCTGTTGTCCGTGATTGGTTTGCCGAGCAAGGCTATTGCACACCATCTGGAGTGCCGTCACACATCCAGCCAGACCCAAGTAAAAGGCCAGTTGTTACACCGGCTTTAACTCAAGGATATGTTCGACCTCCAGAAGAACAACTTAATGATCTATGGAAACAATCTACAACAGTTGAGACAGCACTTGAACAGCCTGCAACCTTTGCAGACCAACTAAGTAAGTGGATGATCAGCCGCAGGTTTTCTCCTAAGCTCTTGGACAATACTGCTTGTATTCGGATTCTTCCGCTGCCAAATCAATACAAGTACCCTGAGTGGTTCCCGCATCAGTGGGGTGGTATTTATAGAGTAGCTGCGCAATGCTTCGAACCAGATGGAACATTCGCCAGCATTCATTGTCGTAGTGTTTCATACGCAAAGGGCCGTCAGCCTTCGGGCTCTAAGACTCGATGGCCAACCGGGTACGAGGCCGGTGGTTTGCTTATGGCAAACACATTTGCACAATCGATTATGCGCAAAGAAGATAATGTACCCGTCCAGGGATTTTTAATCTGTGAAGGTATTACCGACTACATGAGAGCATGTGAGCAAGCCCATCGTGAAGGTTTAAAGCTTGCAATCGTTGCTGGTACTTCAGGTAGTTACAAGGCTCTTGGTAAGATAAAAATACCACCTAAAATGAAAATATATATTGCTACTGATTCAGATGATTCTGGTGATGACTACGCTTCAATAATCTGTGATCAGCTTCCCCAACATAACCTTTACCGCGTACCGCTGGAGTTAAACGATGGCTGATTTGGATGAAGTCCTCGCTGCTGGACAAAGAAGGCTTAGTGATCTACTGAGCATCGCTGAGAATGAGAACTGCATCAATCAGCCGAACCAAGAACCTATTGAAGTTCCTTTGCCTGAAAACGAAACGGACACCCGTATCATTGATCTACTTGATCAATACAGTGACCGCAACGGAGAACCGTCAGGCCGATTCCGCAAGAACAAAAACAATCTATACATCATTTTGCGTCGAGACCGGAGATGGCGTGGCCGCATTTGGCTAAACAGCTTCACCAACACATTGCAGATTGATGACCGGGATTACAGGGACACGGATGATACACGCATCGCCCTTTGGGTATCGCGAGCATATAGCCTTGAATACTCCGATGCTGCTGTTAGCGCGACGGTTCAATTGATCGGTGAAGAAAACAAACGAAACCCATTGATTGAATGGTTGGATTCAATGCAGTGGGACGGAACACCACGATTGGCTTCTTGGATTATCGAGGCGACCGATTGCGAGGATAACGATCTCAACCGAACAATGGCGGAGAAGTGGCTAATACAAGCGATTGCCAGGGCATACAAGCCAGGCTGTAAGGCGGACTGTGTATTGATCTTAGCGGGTGACCAGGGGGCAGGGAAGAGCACCCTGTTTAGAACCTTAGCAACTGAAGAGTATTTTGCTGACACCCCACTCGATATCGGCTCCGCAAACTCCTACAGTCAAATTGCGCGTGCATGGATATATGAGGTTGCCGAGTTGGACTCTGTTCGCCGTTCCGCCAACAGTGCAACAAAAGCTTTCTTGAGCGCCCAAGAAGACAATTTCCGACCAGCATATGGCCGTCATGCGATTACAATTAAGCGACATGTTGTGTTTGCTGGAACCACTAATGAATCACAATTCATTAATGATATGACCGGATCCCGAAGGTATTGGCCGCTCAAGGTAAACGAAGTCAATCTACATTGGGTTCAAGAAAATCGAGACCAACTATGGGCAGAGGCAATCGTAGCATTCAAGGCAGGAGAGACTTGGTATCTCGATAAACAGATGGATATCGAGCGTCATGACTCCAGTAAAATATATCGACAAGATGACCCCTGGATGGACCCAATCACCACCTTTCTAATGGTTCAACAAGGGTGGGTCACAATGACAATGGTGATGGAAGAGGCATTGAAGATTGAAAGGGGCCGCATGAATCGACGAGATGAAATGAGAATTTCTGAGATTTTACGTGAGTTAGACTATGAGAAGAAGAGAATGATGATTGGCGGTAAGCGTAAATATGTTTGGTCAAAAAGTGAGATATTAAAGGTACAAAGTAAGGAAGCATAATGAACAAAGTAGCATTAGGTGGCGGAGTTTTTCTCGCACCTGGATATGAAAATGAAAAATCCATTTTAAGTAGATTCGAAATCGCAAACCCTGAATATCAAATGGCCATAGGAATGCGAAAACAGGGAAGGTACGTTCCTATACCAGACAAACATATCAACGCTTGTCACAGGATTCCATTCGATCATCCTTGGGGGGGAGGTCTCGCAGTCCCAAGAAAGGCTGCGGCTCAAATGGATCTTGGGCAAATAGTAGACGTACGAACAGACCCTCTTGATCGGTCTCTTCAACTCGCAAAGGGGTTTTCTCTACGAGATTATCAACTCAAAGCTCTGGATTCTTGGCGGTCTAATGGTGGAGAAGGCGTCGTAATTGCACCATGCGGTGCCGGTAAAACAGCAATCGGTGTTGCGGCAATGGCTGAGTATGACACGAAGGCTTTAGTTTTGGTCCATACCAATGACCTTGCCGTACAATGGATGAACCGTATCGAATCCATGCTCAGTGAAAAAGCGACCCAATATGGGGCGGGTAAGAAAGATGACTCAGGACGTGTTGTGGTCGCTACTTTCCAAACACTCGAACGAATGTCTTTTACGGAACGATATCAGTTTGGCCGACAGTTTGGTCTTTGTATCGTAGATGAAGCTCACCACGTTCCAGCACACACGTTTTGTTCAGTCATGTTCTGCATGCCCGCCAGATACAGGCTTGGCCTTACAGCAACACCAGAGAGACCAGATGGATTGACCTCTATACTTTGGTGGCACTTTGGATCACCTGTGCATGAGATCACTAATGAACAGTTGACTATTTCGGGTCACGTTATCGCACCTGATATTGAATGGCTTTTTACTGATTATCTTGGACCGAAAAATCGTGTAGACTGGCCAAAGCTGATTACAAAAATGACCACAGATGATGACCGTAATGAAAAGATCATTAATAGAGTGCTGTCCGCATGTCAGGAGGGACGACAAATCCTGGTTCTTTCAGATCGGGTTGGTCACTGTATTTTGATGGCTGAAACGCTACAGCTACACGGCATCGTAGCTGAGCCATTAGTCGGCAAGATGACAAAGAAACAACGAACAGAGGTATTACAACGTGCGAATGATCGAGAAATTCAAGTCGTTTGTGCCACAACAGTCGCAGATGAAGGACTTGATTTACCGTCACTCGACACAGTTGTGCTTACGACTCCGACTAAAGCTATGGGTAGAATCCAACAAAGGATTGGACGAGTCATGCGACCACATCCAAAGAAAAAAAATCCGATCGTTATTGATTGCGTTGATGATAGTGGATCAATGCGCGGATTGGCTCGAAAGCGACACAGGCTATACACCAAACTTGGATGCGCCTAAAATGATCGATGTGCTAAAAAAATTACCCACTGGTTGGTCAATGACTGAAACTAATAATGTGTTTCAAATTCGCGACCAAGACGATGAGTTTGTGTGTGAAGCAAGATCACCACAAAGACTCAACGAAATAATAGATAATGAATTTGAGTTAGCGCAAATGTATGCGAGCATGATGTACGTTTTGAAAACATCAGAAGCGGCAGAATCTTAGGTCTTCCTTTTCAATAGACCAACCCAATCTCGTACAGTCACTTTTTTGCGCGTAAAGTCTTCGATTGCGATTGCAAGACGCAAAGAAGGAATCGATCTTCCAGACTCTAAGTCTCGAAGATACGCGACAGAAACGCTCAACTTATTTTGATTGAGCGTTTCATTCATCCATTTGCAAAAGCCAAATCGACTGTTGTAAGCAGGTTGGCTTTCTCGAAAAGATCGAATGTCCATAAAAAATCCAGTCAGAAAATGTCCGATAAAAGTGATGTGTATACCATCACATCGTGATACCATAAAGTCAAACACAGGAAAAACGAATCATGAAAGAAAATTTACCGACAATCGGAAGCAGTAGCATCGGAGCAATCTTAGGACTATCGCCATGGAGTAGCCCGTGGGACGTGTGGGCAAGGGCTCACGGACTTAGAAAAAGCTCTTCTTCGGCGGCAACGGAAAGGGGCCATATCCTGGAGCCAGCGATCGGGGCCCATTATGCAAACTTGAACAACGTTGAGATTACTAAAGGACCGGAATACGAGGCCGATCCAATCATTGGTCCCGAGTCTTGGATGCACGCTCGACCTGATTTTTTTGTTCAGTCTGATGAGAATAAGTGGCTACTTGAAATAAAGTCTACTCGAAAGTTCGATCACAAGTGGGGCTTCTCTGGCGGAAGCGGTGTTCCCCCATACTATGCGACACAATGTATTTGGCAGATGATTGTTACTGATGATGACCGATGTGATCTTGCTGCCTTCGCTACAATGAACGATGAGTACCGATCATTTAAAATACATAGAGACAAGTCGGTTGAGTCAAAGATGTTGGACTATGTCAGGGATTGGTATGATCGACACATCCGTAAGGGCAACCCACCAGAAATAGATGGTTCAACTTCGTGTTCCAAATCTCTCGCTAAGATGTTTGAGCAAGAGTCAAAAACATTCATCGAGCCATCCGAATCTCATCTTGAACTTGCTCAAAAACTAAAGCAAGTCCGAGCACAAAGCGCAGAGTTAGACGAGAAAAAACGACTTCTTGAGAATAGAATCAAAGAAGAAATAGGCACCGCATATGGTATTAGTGGTGTAGCAACGTGGTCACAGAGCAAACCACGAAGCCGATTTGATCGTGCTTCATTTGAAGCCGACCATCCAAACCTCGCCAAAAATTACTTAAAGATTGGCGAACCAACGAGAACATTCAGATTTCAATACACAGGAGAACAAAAATGAGCAACGCACTTCACCCAGCACACCAGTTCCGCAACGTCGTAGAATCCAAAGCATCGGACTTTCTCCAAGCAATGGCAGGTACGGAAGAGGGAGCCAAAGCGGCCGGTCGTGTAGCACTGGCTTTTCGTCAAGCTGCACAAACAAATGATCGCCTTTATGGGTGTGATCCAGTATCAGTGGCACAAGCGGTCGCGTTATCAGCGATGACTGGTCTTATGCCAGGTGGTCCACTACCAGACGTTTACCTGCTACCAAGAGGAAAAAACCTTCAATGGCAAGTATCGCATCGCGGCTTCGCCAAGTTGGCTGCTCGAAGCGGTGTACGGCTACGCACAAAAGCTGTTTTTGAAAGCGATACGTTTCACGTCATCGAGGGTACTGAGCCCAAGCTTGAGCATGTTCCTAACCTTTCCGCTGACCAGTGTTGGGACACTTTGATTGCTGTATACGTTGTTGCACACTACAAAGACGGGAGTAAGGACTTCGTAGTTATTCGCAAAGCCGACATCGAAAAGCGACGTGCTAACTCAGACGCATACAAAAGAGACAAAAATCGTTCACCATGGGGCCAGTGGCCAATTGAAATGGCGCTCAAGACCGGTCTTCGGTATGCGTTCGCTCGCGGCATCGTATCAATGGATGACACAACCACCAGCGCATACGAGCATGACGGTATGCAAGACGCATCTACTGAAAACTTGCAGGTTGTTGAGATGAATGATGTTCCCGAAATGAACACAATGAACGTTTTGTCTGACCAGCTTGATGAGCTAGTACAACAAACGGATAAAGAAGAATCATTATTGGAGGACTAAGAACCAAATGACCCGTGATTACAAAAAAGAATACGAACAATATCACAGCAAACCAAAGCAAAAAAAGCGCAGAGCGGGTCGCAATGCTGCCAATCGTATTATGAAGATGGTTGGAAGAATTAAAAAGGGTGATAACAACGATGTACATCACGAAGACGGAAACCCACTAAACAATAAAAAATCAAACCTCAAAGTAATTAGCAAGTCTAAAAATAGATCAAAAAAATAAAAGGAAGAAAACATGAGTCTTTTTGACGAATCAAAAAAAGAAAGAAATCCATTTGGCGAAAGAACAAAAGAATCATCAAAATCTGAAGCAGTACCTCAAATCAATCAAACATCTTTGTTTCTACGTGTTTTAAGTTCAGTTTTTGATGAGCAGGCACTATTGATTGATCAGTCGAAAAACTGTGATGGTTTTAGAACACGATTGTGTGATTCGTCTTGGCCGCTTCATAACCTTCAAGGAAATGTAACTGAGCCAACTTGGGCCAACATGATCAACGCAACTATTTCTGGAATGAAAAAAACCATCAGCAATAGTCAGCCCAATGGAGATTGGAAAATCTTAGATTATGAAACTAAAATAGATCATGATTCTTCTGCAGTAGAGAGATTGTTTTTGGTGGTGAAGTTTGTGGACATTGAAAACAACAATGACCTTCAATACTCAAATGGTGCCCCTGTAGGTGCAACAGTAAATGTTCAAAACAGCCCCATTCCACCTGAACTTATAGAAGCTCTTACCAACAGACCGAACGATGACTCTCGTCTTGCGGGACTTCTGGAGCAATTGGTTGAGGCTATCTCAGGAAAAACAACAGAATCGAAGCCATCCAAACAAGATCCAGTAGTCTCGAAAGATTTAGATCCAGATCCTGAGCCTGTTGTATTCAGCGACTGATCACGATGCCGTTGTACCGATTCGTTTGTAAGTTTTGCGGCACCGTAAGAGAAGTTCTGCAAGCATTTGGAGACCCAAGCCCCTATTGTGGGGCTTGCTCTTCTGAACGTGGCACACATAAAGAAATGAAAAGAACGATTTGTGCAACCAACTTCAGCTTAAAAGGAGATGGTTGGGCAAAAGATAATTATGGCTTGAAAAGAAAGTAGTGGGGTGAGGCGCCACTGGTAGGTGCATCGGGTTGTTACTCCGAAGGTTGTTGGTTCAAGTC